TCAGTAAGGGGGGAAAAACGAAGCGTGTCAATATGTGATCGGCTTGAAAATGCTTGATTGTTTTGGTTGTCAAGGTTTTATGGCAGAGTAGGGGAGAGTAAACAGGAAAAACGAAGCGTTTACATCGTTTTACATTAGGCTTACATTTGAACCCCGTTTGAACGCCGTTCAAATGAAATGCTTTACATTGAAGGTGGGATAGGGGAGATTTCGGGAGTGTTATCACCGATTGTTCTTCATGGTTCGCTTCTGGTCAGCTCTCATGTTCAAAGATAGTCAAACGAACTGGTTTGTGCAAGTGGAGTAGGGGAGTGCATGACATATTTCCCCTTTTATTTTATCTAAATTATTCTATATACGATATATTTAGTATATTTGCAATAAAATAAATGCTATATATTATGACTAAAGTTATTCATGTGCATCTGATTTATGAGAAGCAGAACCTCTATTTCGGTAGTATTTCTGCCATATTTGATACTTTGACCGAGAGCCAGGTCGGCATCACCAAAAGCAGCCTGTTACATGCCGGTTTGACCGATGGAGCCGTAAAATACACGAAACGTGCGATGATTATCCAGTCACACCTGATAAAGACTACCAGAAAGGGCTGAGACAGCTTAAAACGTCTATAAAGCCGCTTTTTGCGGCTTTATTTGTTGTATTCGTGTCGATCCACATTCAAATAGTATACCATAAGAAGTTACTTTTTATTTGAACGGTTGGAACGGTTGGAAAAATGGAGAGGTTATTCACTTGCTTATTCATTAGGTTATTCATTTTAGCCATTACAAAAACGAAACGTTTCGATAGCTTATTCGTTTGCTTATTCATTTTTTGCTGTTTTTTTTGTGAATGGTATGTATAAACGCTATTTTTATACCGTGTTTTTTGCTTGTTTCAGATTATTGAGGGGAGTGAATGTAATTTTGATAATATATATTTACTCCCCTATATTTTGATTTATTGCTTTAAAAATCAGTATTTTACTACTTTTTACTCCCTTTGCCCCACAAAACACATCTTAGCTGGTATCTGAGGCTATAATTCAAAAAGCGTATCATCTATTTCATATTTCTGGGGAACCTCTTTTTTTATGTTATAGAGATTAAGATTTTGGGGATGTTGACTATACTCTTCAAAAAAAGATTTATATTCATCTATATTTTCTAAAAGACGTAAATCCCCAATGAACATATCATGTTTAGCATATTGGGTAATATCTAAATAAAATGGAGAATTCAAGTATTGCATAACTTTTTTGTGGTTATTTTTTAGTAATGGCATATTCCTTTTTATATTATAAGGATATGGTTCTTTTAAGAGGTTGATGTAACTAACTACAACCATCCTCAATGCTGACGCTACATCTTCAATTATCTCTTGGCGTTCTTCAAGATGTTTCATTAGGTAGCTTGATTCCCTTACTTCTGTGCTCTCAAAATTTGTATCACAAAATGTTTTATTATATTCTGTATCGAAGTACTCTTTTTCTTTTTGGGACAATGTATGGAATTTTTTTTCAAAGATAGATTTAAGAGTATTTTTGAGGAATTGATTGTCAAAATGAAAGTTTGCCATATTATTGAATGATTTATTTAAGTAAAGTCTTTATATATTTTATCCTACATTTGCAATACCAGAAACTGGTACATCCGATGCACTTTTTCCTTTTTCTTTTTCAAACTGTTTAATTCGTTCACGTAACATTCCTATTTCTTCTGCTTGCTCTTGAATTGTACAAAGAAGTTTTTCGATAATATCAGTATGGGGTGTGGCTATGTTTGCTTCTTTATTATCTGTATTATTACATATATTTCCTTTTCCTGTTATGAGCCATTTAATATTTATCTGTGCAGAAATTTCTGCATTTGCTACTTTATTGAAAAAGTCATAACTTGGAGCAGACTTTCCGCTTATTATATCGTAAAGAGTCTGTGCCCTCTTGTATCCCAATGATTTTGCAAAAGAATTGGGAGTTTCTTGTAGAAATTCTATCATTTCCGTTACTCTTGCAGAAATTTCTGTATTTTTTTTCTCCATAATTATTTTTATTGCAGAATATTCTGTATATTTGCCACGTGTTCAAAGTGTGAACACCGCCCCAAAGCTACAAAAAAGGCTTGAGGTGACAATGAGAAATATAAAAAGAAGAAAATGAAAGCATTGAAAGTAACCGTTGACTGGGCAGAAATGGATTTGTTTGCTGCCACCCTTAAAGAATTGAATGATGACGAAAATATTTTCGCCTACCAGATTGATGCGTTGACCGGCATCGTGGTCTGTGAGAACGAATGTGGCCTGGCTTACTGCCGTTCTTGTTTTGATTACCGGGTTACTCCGACAATAGAAGAACTCCGATAGATTTCCGGGGCAGTTAGTTCAGTTGGTAGAACACGCTAAGCTCCCGCAAGGGAGAGGCCATGGTCCGTGGTTCGAGTCCGCGACTGCCCGCTACAATAATTTAACTTATCAGCGAATTATGAAAGAGAGAATAGTGGTAGAATACAGTGAGGTGGGTAAAATAGCCGGTTTGCTGGGTTGTTCCCGGGAAATGGTCTCCCACTCCCTTGCATTCCGCAAGAACAGCAAGTTGGCCCGTTCCATTCGCAAGCTCGCCATCGAGCGCGGTGGAACCAAGGTAGGTGGTAACCCTCAAAATAAGGAAAGCGATGAAAAATGAGTTGATGGCATTGTTCGGTGACCAGCTACGCTGGTTTATGCGCCTGAACTGTAAGCAGCGCCTTTGCGTGCTTTACTTCTGTCTGAGTTTCGGGATCCTGCTTTCCCTGGTCTTTGACCACCCGCTGCTGGAGCTTCTCGTGGTGCTGAACTTCGGGGCTTCGGCACAGCTGATGAAGAGGCAAGTCCCTTTGACTGATTTGGAGGACTAATAACAGAACGGGAGATGGAATACTTTGATAATATATTGTGTGTAACTTACACGGAGTTACTGGATATAATGCCCAAAGGTACTTTGAACAGCCAGTTGTCCCGGGATAAACTTGACGTCGTTTCCCGTGGCGGTGGTGAAGGTGGCCACGCCTTGTATGCCTATTCCTCCCTTCCCGAGAAATACAAGAAACGTTGGGTTGAGCGTCATGGTGAACCCGAGAAACAAATGAGACAGGAAATGATCCGTAACATAGTGAAGAAAGACGAGAAGGCCGAGAACTTTTTCGAGGATTACCGTTACGACAAGAACGGTGAGATGGTCGCTCTTCCCTTGGATGTGAAGAAAGAATACACCTGGAATGCCTCGGTGCTGAACGCGCTGATGGAAGAGTTCAAACGCTTGAGTTCATCCAATAACAAGCTGACCGGTTTCCGCCGTAACCTTTGGGAGCTTCTGCTTGTCACGAGTGAGGAATGGCGTCCGGTGTACGGGCACAGCCTTCCGGGCAGTGTGGGGCGTTTGAAAGCCCTGATAAACAAGTTCCGTCCCGACAACTACGGTGTGCTTGTGAGCGGTAAATACGGCAACAGCAACACGCTGAAGATCGAGGAGGACGGCGGGCGTTACCTTGTTGCATTGAAACGCAGCCGCGTTCCGGTTTATACTGACATGGAGATCTTCGAGGAGTACAACCGTGTCGCTCCGGAATGTGGCTGGAAGCCCCTGAAGAGTCCCCGCAGCCTCCGCGAATGGTTCAACAGCCCGCGTGTCGAACCTCTGTGGTACGATGCCGTTTATGGGGAAATGAAGGCACACCAGCGTTATGACCGCAAGCACCGGACCATCCTTCCGAGCCGTCGTGACAGCCTCTGGTATGGCGACGGCACGAAGCTGAACCTCTACTATCGTGACGAGAACGGAAACAAGTGCACTACAAGCGTGTACGAGGTGGTGGATGCCTATAGTGAAGTCCTGCTCGGTTATTACATCAGCGACAACGAAGACTATATCGCCCAGTACCATGCTTTCCGCATGGCTATCCAAACGAGCGGGCACAAACCTACGAGATCGTGTGCGACAACCAGGGCGGTCATAAGAAGAACGCGGCGCTGGGCCTTTTCTCGAAGATTAGCCGTATCCACCGTCCGACAGCTCCGTATAATGGCGAATCTAAGACGATTGAGAACATTTTCTACCGCTTCCAGAGCCAGGTATTGAAGAAACGTTTCGGTTTCACCGGGCAGAATATTACGGCAAAGAGAGATACAAGCCGTCCGAATTTGGAATTCATCAACGCGAACATCGACTCCCTTCCTACATTGGAGGAACTGAAGGAACAGTATGCCGCCTCCCGTGAGCAGTGGAACTCAATGAAGCACCCGGCCACCGGCATCCCCCGTATTGAGATGTACAATACCAGCGTAAACGAGGCCACCGATCCGGTCAGCGTTCCTGATATGGTGGAGATGTTCTGGTACACGACCGATAAACCGTCGCTGTTCACCGCCAGCGGTATCGAGATCACAGTACAGGGAAAGAAATACCCTTACGAGGTTTTCTCCGCTCCCGGTGAGCCTGACCTGGAATGGCGCCGGCGTAATACCTACAAGAAGTTCTATGTCCAGTACGATCCCTATGACATGAGCAGCGTACGGTTGCTTTACAAGGACAAGGGCGGTGCGATGCGTTTCGAGTGTGTGGCCTCGTTCCCGCTGATGATCCACCGTGCCCAGCAGGAGCAGACGGAAGCCGAAAAACGTTTCATCCGCACCCAGCAGGAGGCCGTCGTCAATGAACGTATAAACCGTCAGGTCGTCGCCAAAGATATCGAGTATGAGCATGGTGTCGCACCGGAACAGAACGGTCTGCGCACCCCTGACCTGAAAGGTCTCGGAAAGGAGGCGCAACGCCAGATTGACCGTCGCACGAGAAAATACAGCCAGCCGGCCCGTCCTTCCATAGGCCGTGACATGAAAGTCATCAGCAACGTGACATGGGACAGTTTTGAGAAGAAGGAAGTGAGCATCCGCAAGGTGGTCGGGAAATTATAAGGGACAGATTTATAATAAGATAAAAAAATATTGATTATGGAAATTACAATGAAAGAGAAGAATGCCATCAGTGAGAGCCTTCGGGCTTACGTGGCGAAGTATCCGAGCCAGACGAAGGCTGCGGGTAGTCTGAAGGGAGTCAGTGTGGGTACTGTGAGCAATATCCTGAACGGGCGTTATGAGAATATCAGTGACGAGATGTTCCGTAATGTCGCCTCGCAGGTCGGTGGTGTAAGCGCTACCGGCTGGCAGATCGTGGAGACCGGCGCTTACCAGGAGATCACAGCTGTGCTCTCCGATGCGCAGCGCTGGCGCAATGTCACATGGGTGACTGGTGAGGCCGGTTGTGGCAAGAGTACCACCGCCCGTGTTTACCTTCATGAGCATAAGGAGGTTTTCTATATTCTCTGCTCCGAGGACATGAAGAAAGGTGACTTTGTCCGCGAGATCGCCCGCATGGTCGGGATCCGGACTGAAGGGTATAATATCCGTGAGGTGTGGGGACTTATTCTGGATGATATCATCCAGATGGACGCGCCCCTGCTGGTATTTGATGAGGCGGACAAGCTGACCGAACCGGTGTTCCACTACTTTATCAGCCTGTACAACAAGTTGGAGGAGAAATGCGGTGTCGTGTTTTTGAGTACCGATTATATTGCCAAACGCATCAGCAACGGTCTGCGGTACCAGAAGCCCGGCTACAAGGAGTTCTACAGCCGTATCGGACGGAAATTTTATGAGCTGAGCCTACGGACGTGAACGACGTGTTTGCGATCTGTTCCGCCAACGGTGTGACTGACAAGAAAGATATCGACAGCGTGATAAAGGAGGCCTCGACTTGTGACTTTGATTTGCGGCGTGTGAGGAAGTCCATTCACAAGGTGAAACGTATGGTGGGGGAATGACCTCCGTTCAAATACCGTTCAAACGTAATTTTAAGGATATGGAAAACAAATTTGAATACTTAAAGATCGACGGTCGCGAGCAGCTTCCCGTTCCCTGGAGCGATTACCCGGTCTTGAGGGAATACGAGACGGTGACCGTTTACCGAAATGGTCGCGACTACCTGGACGCCTTGTGGGACAGCAGGATGGCTGGTGGGTTGCCGGCGTTCACATGGAGGTGGGCGGTTCCGGAGGCGGTTTCAACCCGGGACGTAAATGGGGGCAGTTTGCCACCCGTGAGAATGCCCTTCTGTGGGCACTCGGCAGGATGCTTTGCCACGAGAAACTGCGGGGTGCCACACGGCAGGCCGTACTTGACCGAATTGACAATATCCGACAACTAACACTGTTCTGACTATGGAAGAAGAGAAAAAGGATAATAAAAAAGCGGGCATGAGACGTGCCTTGAATGTCAGGGACATCCTGAACAAGAAGTATGACGTATTCCCTTTTGAAGGGAAATGGAAGGATGCCTTCGACACTCCGGAAGTCCGGGGCTGCTGGTTCGTGTGGGGCAACAGTGGTAATGGCAAGACCTCTTTTGTGATGCAGCTCTGCAAGGAACTTTGCAAGTATGACCGTGTGGCGTTCAACTCCCTGGAGGAAGGAACTTCTCTGACAGTCCAAAATAACCTGCGGCGCTTTGGTATGGCCGAGGTAAGCCGCCATTTGGCGTTTATCAAAGAGGACATCCCCACCTTGAAGATCAGGCTCCGGCGTCATAAGAGTTTCAACATCGTGATCATTGACAGCTTCCAATACACACAGATGACGTATCGTGACTATATCCAGCTGAAGGAGGAGTTTCCGGACAAGCTGTTTGTTTTCATCAGCCATGCCCGCGGCAAGAATCCTAAAGGTGATGCGGCCACGAGCGTGATGTATGATGCCGACCTGAAGATATGGGTGGAGGGCTACGTCGCCTTCAGTAAGGGACGTTATCAGGGGGCCACTGGTGAATACACAATCTGGGAGAAGGGCGCCTATGACTATTGGAATGTGGCGGGACCGAAACAGAAAGGAGGCCAGGCATGAGTAGGATAAAGAAGCAGCTGGAGATTTGTCCTCCCGCCTATATGTGTAAGGGACCTAATCGTGAGAACTTTGTCAGTACCAGTCACAAGTGTGGTTACTGTAAGGGTAACGGCTGGTTCTGGGGAACGGAGGAAGGTAGCCGCGAGGATGTGCGGAAACCCTGTCCGGTCTGTGAAGGCAGCGGTGAACTGGATGCGATTATAACAGTGGATTGGAAACCAACAAATAAATAATCATCATGGGAAAGAAGAAAACAATAGAAAATTGTGTGGGTACCGTTACTGTTTCCACCAGGATCCAGAACGGTGCCGTAACGACCACTTACCAGTTCAAAGCGGGTTTTGCCGCTCATGGTTGGACTGATAAAAGGGCTAAGGACATTGTCCGGCAAATGAAGTCCGGTGTGGAAAATATGATTTTCGCGGATAAAGAACATTTTGGTATCACTGATACGTCCAGAGTGACATTTTACGGTGGTGTCAAAGTTCTTGAGTGCGATTATATTCTTGAAAAATAGCATATTATCAACCATTAAAATTTAACTAAAATGATTACAGAAAAACAGAAAGAGGCAGTAAAGGAACTTTGCCAATACGTGGATAACTTTTGTAAGGAAAACGATCTTAGCGCTTTTATGAGCGTTGCGGCAAGTAAGGATCATCCGACCGGGCTTGAGCAGATTGCCGGTTCAATCGTGACCGGTAAAGGTGATCATGTTATAGGTTCCATATCCGGAATTGTTAAGACTGACAAACGTGTCTGCATGTTGCTGTCCATGGCGCTGATGCAGGCCCAAGTGAGAAAGGCGGATATCAATATTATCCCGTATTGGGGAAATTAGAATATGAACTGATGAATGACTATAAATGAACACGAGTGAGAACCTGCACCAGCTCGGCCTTCCGATAGAGAGACTGAGTAGCGTTCTTATTAACTGGACGTGTTTTGAACCGCGTCGTCAGATGCTTATCAGTGCTTCCACGAAGACTGAAGGCTGGGCGATTGTTGAGACGCGGGATTCGCAACTGGTCGCCGCTATCCTGAGGGATGTCCCGGAGGCACGTTTGAGAGAACTTGAGAAACCTGTAGTTACAATAGCGTTATGAGTAATATATTCAAAAAATTCGAAGGTCTGAAAGTTCGTGTTCAGATCACGAACAGTATCGGGCTTCCGGTTGACCGTCAAGGTTATGTGGAGGTTGAGGAGAACTGCTTATCTTTACGAGAAAGGCCAGAAGGGAAACAGATATATTTTAGCAATCAACACCAACAGAAACAGCGTGGTGTCGGTTGAAGTGATTAATTTGTAAGAATAAAGTATGGAATATAAAACACTATAAAATAACAATTAAAGAGGTTGGATTGGAAAAGCCAATTGAAACTGAATATCATGGAATTATCGACTATAAAGGGCTTATTGCTCACTATGGATTGAATAATTCTGATGTAGAATGGTATGGTCGAATGAATCAAATCAAGTATAATAATGAATCAAATGGATATAAAGTTAAGCAAGATGCAGCTTATTGATTTAAAGAATATCTGCAAAAAGGATGGGGTGGTTATGATAAGCCCTATGAGGAATTAGACGAGATGGTAAAGAACGGTTTATTGACAAAATCGGCAGGTCCATTCGGTGATGTCGTTTATCGTCCAACTGCCGAAGGACGTAGATACATTAACTCAATATAGAATAATAATGAGCGTATTTGAATTTTTCCACCGGTATAAGTGTACAAAAGATGAAAAGGAACACCTTCTTAATCACTTATGCGCCATTAGGATAAAGAGGATCATAAAAGAAATGGATATTCTCCATGAAAGAACAACATAACCATGCAGATAGATATCAACAGCCGCAAGCAGTTAAATAAACCCGAGAATTATGCGGTGTTTTATAGTCTTTTGAACCGCCTTCCGACATCTGACCGCGATGCTTTGAAGGAAAGCGTAGTTTCCCAGTACACGGACGGACGTACCACGAGTCTGCGCGACATGACACTGAAGGAATACAGTGCGGCCATAGCCGGGATGCGTAAGCTGGTGCCGCCCACTCACCAGGAAGAACTCCGGAAGATTCTCCGTCAGAAGCGCTCCGCGGTACTGCACCAGATGCAACTGCTGGGCATTGATACGGCCGACTGGGACAAGGTGAACGCTTTCTGCCTGGACAGCCGTATCGCCGGCATGGAGTTCCGAGAACTTGACTGTGAGGCGTTGGACACGTTACAGATGAAGCTGCGCGCCATTCGTCGCAAACGTGAGAATAAACAACAGTAACAACCATTTAATTTTTTAGTTATGGACTTGAAAGAACAATTAAAAATCCTGTCCGCCCAGGACAGGAAGGAGCTTTTGAAACAGCTCCAGCAGGAAGAGAAGGAAAACAAGCGCAACCGTCGCGATGCCTACGAGGGGCTCCGTGCGCAGTTCATGCTTGAAGTGAAGAACAGACTGTTTCCGGTTGTGGATGACGTGAAGGCCTTCCGTGACTGGGTAGAGAAGGAAGCCGCCTCTTTCCGCGACCTGATGCGTGACTATGGGCAGCTCCGCAAGGATGACCAGGCGAGTTTCACCATCGTGGACGGTGACATGAAGCTGGAAGTGAGGAGTAACAAGGTGAAGAGTTTCGACGAGCGCGCCAACCTCGCCGCCGAGCGTCTGGTGGATTACCTGAAGCGTTACGCCATGAGCCGGGAGCTCGGTACCGACGATCCGATGTACCAGCTCGGTATGACCATGATCGAGCGTAACCGTCAGGGTGATCTGGACTACAAGTCGGTGAGCAAGCTGTATGAGCTGGAGGACCGTTTCGACAGTGAATACACGGAGATCATGGACCTCTTCCGTGAGAGCAATGTGGTGTACAAGACCGCGGTGAACTACTATTTTCATAAACGTGACGAGAACGGTGTCTGGCGCCGTATCGAACCTTCATTCTGCCGGTTGTAGTTATGGAAAAGACGAAGAACATCGCGCCGCACGTCATGGCCTGCAAGCGTTGTGAAGGCAAGGGACGTATCTTTTACCTGGACCAGGGAGGAGCTCCTTTATCCGCAAAATGTCCGGTCTGTAATGGCAGCGGGCGGGTGAAGGTACAGAGCAAGGTGATCACCCGTATCGAGCCGTTTGTCCCGGGTGAGGACGACACCGAACTGATGACCATGTGATTTTGTTCACACTCTAAACAGAAAAACGCCGCATTCATACACGATGCGGCGTTTTTTTATTAACATCCCCGGTTAAATGCCTATATTTGCAGCATATACCTGAACTTATGGCCAAAGGACGAGACAAGAACCTGATAGAACTCCGTGATGAAGCCCTGTGCCGCCGTTACTATTACTGGACGGAGGTGCAGCGCCTGCGTTTTGATGACGCCCTGAAAGTGTTGTCCCGCCAAGAGTTTTTCATTTCCGAAGAACGGATCATGTCCATTATCCGGCGCAAGTGCCGGGAGCTGAAGGACCTGGAGGTGAAGCCCGTCCCGAAAGTGAAGAAGCCCCGCCTGACAGCCGTCCAGCTCTCGCTCTTTACGGGAGAATAAACCTTGCCGCGCCTTCCTGCATGGCCGACTCGTCATGCAGCGTGAAGGAGTAAACCGTCTCGTACACCTTGATATTTCCAGGCATGGAATAGTCCCGGTTTTTCACCCTGACCAGCGGGCTGGCTTCTTCCGAACATTGGAAACCCTGGAGTATCCTGTACAGTTCCTTCGCCTTCAGCAGACGTTCCTTTGCTTTTTGATAGGTTCCGGAGGTGTAGTGGGTGTCATCGTAACAGTCGACGGCCAGGCGTATGGTAATGAGTGACTCGCTTTTCTGTACCCCGTATCCGAGATCGTTCCAGTCCGATTCGGTATTTCCGATCAGCACACAAGGGAATGTGACCGGGTATTGGTCCTCTTCCGCCCCCGCTTCAAGTTGCCCGTAATCCTCGTCTATGCAGGAGAGTTCCGGCATCATTCCGGCGATACGTTCCATGATCGCGATGAATATTTCTTCCATATCCTTATAAATTTAAAATGTTTCTGATTTCATTTTCTGTTTTTTCCGTTATCCTGTCGGACAGTTCTTTGCTTTCTCCGATGAACTGCCGTTGCGGTATTCGGATCCGGAGTTTTTTCTTTTTGGTGAGCGCCAGTCTTTTCCATTTCAGCGCTTCCGGGTTCTCCGGCGGTTCGTTACTTGCGGCAGAACCCTTCTTTTGCCTTTTTTTTTGCCCGTAGCGGCTTTTTTAGCCTTGTCTGAAGCCTGGTAATACTTCGCCCACGCAAAGCGCCGCATTCGTGGCGTAACGGTCGGATGCACTTCTCCTCCCCAGTTGTTGACGGGAGCGTATATGAGGTCGTTGGCCACTCTCACCCGGTAGTCCCCCGGCATGTACTTGACGGAGCTGAAGAGGTGGTTTCTCCCGGATAGCAGCGTCCCGTACTGCCCTGCCGCATCGGTCCGTCCCGAGGACAGCCTTTTCGCTTTCGGCCACGGGTGTAATCCTCTGTTTACGAAACCTTCCCGGCGGAAATTATCCTGGAAATGGTCTTTTGCCATTCGTCCGGCGATGACCGGCATCTTCCGTTTCATCAGGTCATCCAGTTCCTTGCGCTTGGCTTTTATCAGCTTTGAATATTCTTTTATGTCCATAAATGACTGATTTAAAAAATAATTTTATACTTTTGCGGACAAGGCGTTTTATGTGCCTTTTTGCGTTATGGAAATACCTAAACAAGTGTCGGAATTAGCAAACAGTAACGGTTACAACTCCGTTGTCTTATCAGCCAGTTCCCCTGAGGGAAGCATCTATTCCGTGGGGTGTGTTGATGGGAATGGTTTTGAGTTGCCTGTCGGTCTTCCCGCCTTTATTCTGTTCGACGGCCGTTCTTGCCGTCTGATGGATGGTGAGGAGGGGCTGGCACTTTCTTCCCGTTTATTTGGTGATGAATAGTCCCATGATTTTGGGATTTACCAGTTTGTTGTCTATTCTTATCACTCCCACACGGTTGGCTTTCATGCTCTGTATGTAATTGCTTGCATCATCCTTTCCGGTTTGCGGGTCGAAGAACCTTGCCTTCCCTTCAGTCACCTCCGCACAGAATACGTGTGCGGAACCGCCCTTCCAGGCACAATATATCTCGTATATTCCGTCCTCTTTGAATTTTTCCCTGAAGTATTCCTTCAGCCGATTTGCATTCATTACTTGGTATCCCTTTCTGACCTGCCATTTATAGGTATAGTCATAATCCGGTTTTGTTCCGTCCCGGTTCAGGAAACGTTCTTCCCATGTAATACCTTGTTTTGCCATTTCGTTGTATGCGCTTTGTCGGATGTTTGGTTTTGCCTCGGTGTCGAAGCCTAACCTTCTGAGCATGTGTGTCACGGTGCAGGTCTGGCAATTTACGCGGTATCCTTCCTCTTTCCCGAATTTCGGATTTTCCTTTCCCTTGTTCGCCTGTTCGTATGTCATCGGTTTGCCTTTGGTGATACCGAGGGCCTTTTCTATCCTGAGATTGTTGTGGGCGATGTCGGTTTTTTCCTCCAGCGTCAGGTTGTCCGGCATTTCGGCTATCATCTCGTTGATGCGCTTGGTAAGTGCGTCCACGGCTTTTCTGGCTCCCGGGTGCGCCTCAGTAATGTAGGGATGTTTGTCTGAAAACAATTTGCCGTCTTTTCCCGGATTGTTTTCCAGACCGTTATGTGCCTTGTTTCGTCCGTTCTCGTCCGGTACCGCTGTCGGCGCTTCATCCGTTGACGAGAGCGTACACTTGCAGTTCCACCGGTCCCCCGGCCTGTGCTCGTTCCAGAACGGATCATCGACGGGGCGTATGGTTCCCCAGAAAATTTTGTGGTCCGCTCCCGGGTGTACTGATGTTGACGGCATCCATTTGAGGTTCGGCAGGATATCCTTCTCCCGCTCGAACTGTCTCCAGTCGGCCGCCTGATGCGCCCGTATGACTGCCGTGTCGTATTCGGTACGCAACCAGTCTACCATCTGGTGGTCCGCTATGGGCATGACGAGTTTCAGCCACTGTTCAAACGGCCTTAAATTGCCGTTTTCGTCCAGCAGTAGCGCCGCCATGTCGTTTTGTGCCCGGTGTACCTTGAACGCGGCAAATACGACATTGTTCGTCCGTATTTCGCGGTAGAAGTCATAATCCGGATCATCGGGCTTTCGTGCCCCGAACCCCTTGTCGGTGGCTTTGTTCATTGTTTTCCACGTGGCCTCGAACAGGTTCTCCTCGATGTCGGTCATGGGATGGAAGTCCTTGCTGTATATGTTCTTCAGGGCTTTCCCCAGTACCTCTTCATCAAAAGAAAACACGTTTTCCACCTGCTTGTTTTCAAACCGGTAGAGGTCGTTCATCACCACTCTAAAGCTGCCCCGTCTTTCCCCGGGGCTTTCCCGAAAAAACGTTTCAGCCAGTTATACGCGTTTTTAAGTGCGTTTTTCTTCTCTTTGGGAGTCTCTTTTCCGGTCTCCGGTATTTCCTCCTCTTCATCCTCCCGCTCCCCGTCGGTTGCCGCTTTTTCTTTCGCCGCTTGTATTTCTTTCGCTCCGACTTCCTGCCGTTTTTTCAGTTCGTTGTAGTCTGCCGGCTTCTCGATCCCGAATTCCTCGTACAGATAATCGTCTCCTACCGGCAGGCTGAAGTTCGTACGCAATTGGGTAAGGATGCTCATTTTCTTCTCCGGTTCGATGACTTTCTTTTCCGGGTAGCAGAACTCGCCGCCGGTGGTGTCTATCCCGAGCATGGCGAATATGTCGGTCATGTTGTAGTTGAGTACGTCCAGGATGTCCTGCCGGTCCGCAAGCGTGACTTTCTCCTCCACGTCCTTGTGGACGGTCCCGAGTGCCTGTGTTCCCTTGTCCGAAGCCTCAGTGGTGAGCGTGTTCCCGAGGAACAGTTTCGATATCTCGCTGTTGCACCGTTCGCAGAGCTTGTCGTAGAGGTCTGAGCTTCCGGTCTTGTTCGCCGCTTCCCTGAGTTCCATCATAGTTTCCTGGGCGTGCACGAATACCGACATGCTTCCGGTACTTTCCGCATCCGCCAGCGCCCTCTGCCTTGCCTCGTCGTCATCCGTGGGGTATGTGTATTCCCGGATAGGTGCGCCGAACACTTCCGCGAACTGTGCCCAGTCCGCCACGTCGTTCCGCTTGTATATCACCCATACGGCCGCCTTTGCGAGCATTCCGAGCTCTTCAGGTTCCCCGATGAAGAGCAGGTCGGGGTATTCGTCCCAGGATGTTCCGGTGGTGTCCGTCTGGTGGCGCAGTATGAGCCTGCGTACCGGATCCACATGCTTGCGCGGTATCCGGTCGTAGTTTACCCATTCCCCTTTGCGTAGAACTGCACGAGCGTGAACCCCCAGAATTTCGCGTCTAAGATGTCACCTATGAGACGCCGGAACCATGGTGAACGTATCTGTTCGTTTACCGCCTTGTCGGGCTTTCCGTTACGCCGGAACTCGATGACGGAGGAGAGCACGGCGTTTTTCCGTTTCTCGATGACGCTTGTCAGGTGCGTGTCCATGAGAATGTCGTCATACAGGTCGTACAATTTGAACCTTCTGGAGTAATCCACGTTCTCGAAGGCGCGTATGGCCAGCATATAATCCGCTATGTCTATGCCGAAGCGCTTAGGTTGTGTCAGTATGATGGTTGCGGGACCTTTCTGCCCGGGCCTCGGCAGGTTTCCGCTTTTGGTTATCTTTCCGGCCCTTTTCTGTCTTTTACTCATGTTACCAGTGGTTTACACGTTTACGGTTGCTTTTGATGAGGAAATTTGATTTTGCCGCCCTTGTCTCTTCGGGAAGCAGGGGCAGCCCGTCCACGGATAATTCCTCGGCCGCTACCGCCCTGAGCCATTCGACGGCCCTTTCGTAACGTTCCTTGCGCAGGGTTGAAAGGTTCCTCGGGTTGTGGATGCTGAAAATATGGTACACTGCGATGTCTATGGCCATCATCAGCACGAGCTGGCTCCGTCTGTTTCCGGTCTCGGTGAATATCCTGTCACAGTCATAGCGTTTGGAGAGGTAGCACCGCATCTCTTCGATGGCCCGGTCCTCACATATCTCCACGACGGCATTGTCCTCCCTTGTCAGCGCGTCCAGTATTTCGCGGTGGATGCTCGCGTCGTAATCTGTAAGTTCTATAAATTTGCTCATTTGGGTAAAGTATTAAAGTTTACAGTCTGTACTTGTTGTGCGCCCGCATCTTCCTTGTGGAGATGACGGCCGGTTTTTCCGCCTGGTGCGCCTTGCGGTCTATGATGCGGTTTCCTCCCTCCACGCAGTCGGGCCCGTCCGCCGGATATGTCAGCATCAGGTTGAAGAGGCTGAACTGGTCGGTAAGCAGCTTCATGTGCGGGTTGTCCTTTTCCGCCTCGTTGAAAATGAGGTTTCCCTCACTGTTGAGCGGTTCCAGGTTCGTCTCGATACGTGTGGCCTTGTCCGTTTTCTTCTCCTCGTCCCCCTGGATATAGAGGGCTATCTTCCTTTGCCGCCGTATGCGCCTGATTATGGGTTGGAACACCTGCTGGAAAAAAGGGTCCTGCAACTTGTTGTTCTCCATGTAGCAGTACACGTTCGTTTTCCCGTTCACGAATTCCAGCAGTTTGATGTACCATTCGATGAACGTGGCGTTCGTCTCCCTTCCGAGGAACCCCTTGATGACATAGAGTTTCCCGGCCAGTTTTCCGAGCAGGAACGCTGCCTTTGTGGAACTCTTCTTCGTCTTGTTCTCCCCGGGTGCGGGGTCACCGTAGATGACTAGGAACTTGAATTTCGATAGCGCCGGCACTTTCCCGTAGATGATGTCCTTGAATATCTCTCCTCCGCTACGGGGTTGTTGAAGAATTCCTTCTGGCGTGCCGCCGCGCTGACCATTGAGAGGAAGAGGTCTATGTCCTCTTCCGAGTTTTTTTGCGGCCATACGGAGAGTCCGTTTTTGTCACGTATGTTGATGATGTCCATGTGTCCGATGCCCTTTCCCTTCAGTTCGGTTGCCTTTTCAATGGCCCTTTTTATGCAGCAGTCCGCGGCGATGATGTTCCCGTTGAAGAGTATGCGGTAGTTTCCTGATACGGACATGGTCGGTATCAGGCTTCCTCCAGCCATTTCCATTTGGTTTTGATACGTTCCGGATTCCGGCATTCCTCGTCGGTGTCGATATCGTCCACCAGGATGAAGTCCGGCCGGAAATTCTTGTTACGGGTACCGCGCGGTGACTGTCCGGCTCCGATGGCGCGGAAGGAACATCCCGCCATGATGGTGAATTCCCCCGTTTCCCAATACCCGGGTTTCTTCTGCATCCCGTAGTCCTGGATGATTCTTTGGTTCTCTTCGAAGTTGGCCATGAACGGCAGTAGGAGCCTTTGGGCGTTGTCCTGCGAATTGGATATCAGCAGTACGTTGCGCACCTTTCTGGTAATTGCCAGTTTTGATATTTCCATCATGGACCGTGCGGACTTCGCCAGCTCCCGCGACCACGCGCGCACCTCATACCACCGGTTGTTCTTTATCAACCTTCCGGTAGCTTTCTTGTGGAAGTCCGCCGCCTCGCATGAATAGTACATGGCGAAGTAATACCGGAACCACTCCTCGTCATCCTTTTCGAGCCTTTCCCTGCGTGCACGTATTTCCGCTTCCGTGTCCGAAGGTTGATGTCCGAATTTTCGCGTATGGATGCGATCAGCTCCTCCCATTCGACAAGTGCCGTGCGGTCCTGCGGTGTAAGTCTTTTCTTTGCCATGGTTATGAAACTTTTGATTTAACGAACGCGTCAAGCAGTGGTGTCACTTCCTTCGCCTGCGTGGGGTCGGATGCGCGCAGCCATTTGAGCAGGTCTGAGAATACCGATATGATGTCCGAGAGCCCGACTTCCGTCTCCATCTTCTTGATGGCGTTGGACAGTTTGGATATGGTGTCCGCCTCTGCGGTGTTCGGGAACCGTTCCCCTGCCGGTCTTGCCATGATGGCGTTGTTTAGTTCTGCCAGCTGCCTGTACAGGCTTTTCAGTTGCTCCTCGCGTGTGATGGTGATGGATGTCTTGAGCATCTCCCATCCGTTCTTGCCTATCCAGTTGTTCACCGTGATGCGTGACACCCCCACACGCTCGGCTATTTCCTGTTGCGTGAGGTTCTCTTTCAGGTAGAGCGTCTTCGCCCATTCCCTTTTTTGTTGCATGCTTAGTTCGGTCATATTGCCTCCTTTTTTACGTGCAAAATTGATAAGGAAAAGGGGCGGAAAAAAACGCGTGCCGCATGATGACACTTTAAAACTTCATGACAGCGTTTTAAAGTCCGCATGATAAATACGCGGTTTGAAAAACGGCTTTAATCCCCCTAATTTCGCACCGTAAACTTCGCGGGGAATACCCGCCCAAAAGACTATATAAGCATGAAAAAGTTTTTCAACATCATACCCGGGAAAGACGCCTGTTGTATCCTTCTTTACGGTGACATCGGTGATTATGACGACAATGTGCGCAGCGGGGATATCGCTCGCGAGCTCCTGGAGGCCGAGGCCTTGTCCGGCAGGATTGACGTTCGTATCAACAGCAACGGCGGCGAGGTGTATGCGGGCATCGCCATTTTCAACGCCCTGAAAAACAGCAAGGCTGACATCACCATTTACGTGGACGGCATCGCCGCCAGCATGGCCTCCGTCATTGCCCTTTGCGGCAAGCCGGTGCAGATGAGCCGTTATGCCCGTCTGATGCTTCACAGTGTCCAGGGAGGCTGTTATGGCAACAAGGAGGAGATGCGCGGGTGCATCCGCGAGATTGAATCGCTGGAGGACACCCTTTGCGAGATGTATGCCGCCCGCATGGGAAAGGACAAGGAGGAAATCCGCTCGTTGTATTTCGACGGGAAGGACCACTGGCTGCGTGCCGATGAAGCTTTGGCGCTGGGTCTTATCGATGGTATCTATGATGCCGACCCCCTTCCGGAGGACAGTACCCCCGAACAGGTATTTCAAATATTCAATAACCGGCTGCACAAGCCACAAAACAAGAGTAACATGAATTTAGACGAACTGAAGAAACGTCCGCGGTTCAAGAACTGCGTGACAGATGACGATTTTCTCCGTGAAGTCGGGCTTCTGGAAACGGAGGCCGGGAAAGTTCCGGGCCTTGATGCCGAAGTCACCCGCCTGAAGGGTGAGCTGAAGGAGTTCCGGGACAAGGCGGATGCGGATGAAGCCGCCGCCCGTAAGAAACTGCTTGATGACGCGGAGAATGACGGGCGTATTGACGCCACCACCCGCCCCATCTATGAGAACCTTTTGTCCAAGGACCGCGAGAATGGGGAAAAGGCGCTGGAGAAACTCTCCCCGAAACGTAAAGTCATGACCGACCTGCGTGTGGACCCGACAAATGAAAGTCCCTGGAACAAGCGCATGACCGAGATTAAGGACAAGTTGAAACATTAATAAAAATATTTGCTATGGCAATAGTAGTAAGAAACACCAACTACAACGGTGAGGTACTGGAGAAGATCCTGGTACTCGCCTGTACCGGGAACGACCTTGTGGAAAAAGGCCTGATCATGGTGATCCCCGGTGTCGAGAAGAAAATCAGCCTGCCGCGTATCAAGACCGGCAAGATGCTCCAGAAACGCAAGGAGAACCCGATGCTGGAAGATTCGAAGGGTAATTTCAATTACTCGGAGAAATCTTTGGATCCGGAGGACTTCATGGCGTTCACCACTTTCAACCCCCGCGCTTTCGAGCATGTCTGGCGTAAGTGGCAACCGAAGGGCAACCTTGTGTTTGCCGAACTTCCTCCCGAAGCTCAGAACACGTTGCTTGATGAACTCAGCAAGAGCGTGAAATTCGAGTTGGGCTGGCATTACCTGAACGGTGAGTTCGGTTCTGACGACGACCACCTTTTCAACGGCATCCTGACGCAGGCTGCCAAGGACCCGGACGTGATCGTGGTGTCACCGTCCTCTGACAGGTCCATGATCGGCAAGTTGAAGGCTGTCCGCAAGGCCATCCCGAAAGCCCTGCGCGAGAACCCGAACCTGCGTATCCTGATGAGCATCGACGACTTTGACAAGTACGATGACGAGCTGACCGAACGCGAGTACAAGAACACGAGCGAGACGGACATCAACAAGAAGCGCTACAAGGGTATCACCATCGAGACGCTGAACTCCTGGCCTGACGATCTTATCGTGGCCACGCTCTGCTCGATGAGTGCCGACGGCAATCTTTTCGCCGGTGTGAACCTTCAGGACGACGAGGAGGTGATTCAGATTGACAAGTGGATGAACTCCAGCGAGCTGTACTTCTTCAAGTTGCTTATGAAGGCCGATACGGAAATCGCCTTCGGTGAGGAGTTCGTGGTGCTCGACACCCGTACCGACCCGGCGTTCAAGGCGGTGGAACGTAACATTTCAGCCGACCCTTCCGCCCTTTCTTTCAAGGCCGCGGGTGAGAGTAAGTATGTGACGGTTACCGCGTCCGGTGATTATAGTGTGACATCCGTCCCCGCCGGTTTTACGGCGGTCGGTACCGATGACGGGCTGAAAGTTACCGCCGGTGTGAACAGTAGCGGCAAAGCAGTATCCGGCACGCTTGTGGTAAGCCTGGACGCTGATCCGGAAAAGAAGGTTGAAATAGCGTTGTCCCAGGCGGCCGCTGATGACGAGGAAGGCGGTGCGTGATGGGTAGGCTGAAGTATTTGGTCATTCATTGCACGGCCACGCCTGAAGGGCGCGAAGTCAGTGGCGCGGAGATTCGCGCCTGGCACACGAACCCGGTATCAAAGGGCGGCCGCGGCTGGAAACAGGTCGGATATACTGACCTGTTCCATCTGAATGGCGGCGTGGAACGCCTGGTGGATAACAACGAGGACGCGAACGTGGACCCTTGGGAAATCACCAACGGTGTGGCCGGCTATAATTCCGTCAGCCGTCATATCGTGTATGCCGGTGGGTGCGGAAAGGACGGAAAGACCCCGAAGGACACGCGTACGGTGTGCCAGAAGCGTGCGCTTGAGAAGTACGTGAGAGACTTCCACCGCCGTTTCCCTGACGTGCGTATCGTGGGGCATAACGAACTGGCGGCCAAAGCCTGCCCCAGTTTTGACGTGCAGAAATGGCTTGTTTCAATAGGTATCAGACAATCATAAAAAAGTGATCATGGACACGAGCGTACTCTTGAACTGGATATTTGGCGGCGGCCTTCTGGCCGCTCTGACGGCCCTTGTAACGTTGGGCCCCACGGTCAGGAAGGCGAAGGCGGAAGCGGAAAAGGCGAAAGCCGACGCAGAGACCGTGCGGATAGACAACACGGAGCACGCCACGCGTATCCTGATCGAGAATATTGTAGAACCCTTAAAAAAAGAACTTAGTGCGACACGAAGAGAGATGGCGCGTTTGCGCAAGGCTATTGACGGGGCAAATGATTGCCTTCACCGTGCTGACTGCCCTGTCCTTCATGAGCTGCGCGAGCTCCCGAAAACAGACCCGGAGCTTGACGACGGTGAAAACCGCGTCAGGCGCGGACAGCGCAAGGTCCGGGCGTCGGGGGCTGGTGATGGCGGGCCTCCCGGCATCGGTGCTGACGTTGAAAATTCCGGTTCCTGACCTGCTGGCGCTTCCTGCCGGTGCCTCCTATCATGGTAAAAACGGGCAGGCGGGCGTGGATGTGACGTCCAGAGGCGACACGTTGGTAGTGACCTCCACCTGTGACAGTCTCCAGCGTCTGGTCCTCTGGTATGAGGAGGAACTGACACGTATCCGGGGCGATACCGTGAGTGTTTCAGAAGTTTCCGAAACGGAGTTCAAACAGCGTTTTAATCCCGTTAAAATCGCCCTCATTGCCTTTATCGCCGGTGTGGCATCCGGCATATTATCAACCTTTTTAAAAAAGAGACGACTGTATGAAAAATAATAAGAATTTCATTTATGGCATCGCCGTCGTTACGTTCGGCGCCATGACTATCGGCTGGATCGAGAAGGGCAGCTGGGACTGGGGCGGCACGAAGCCCGAGAGTGTCGATATTGAAGCCGAGCAGGTTCCCGACGCTCCCGTGCTGACGCTCTTGCAGAAGAACGGCCAGGTATCTCCTACGTTCAACCTTATCCAGCTGGACTATAAAAATATCAAGGCCGTTTTGGGCGGCACGCTTGTAGGGCCGGCGGATGCTCCGACCGGGTGGAAGGCCCCGATTGAACTGGTAAACCTTTCCGGTCCTTGGACCATCAAGTTCGTATCCGGGCAGACGATGTCCATCCCGAACGGTACTATCCTTGCGAACCTCGGCGGGAAACTGACGCTGACGGAGGTTTCCAAGCTGGAATGCCAGCTGAAGGTGAACAAGCCCGAGGACGGCTCTTCCCCTTACGAAATCAATGACACCGCGGCAGTGGAGGGCTAACGCATGGACGAGCGTGAAGCGAGAAAGGTGCAGAGGGAGGCGTCCGAGGCATTGCTTGACCTGGGTGTCTCCCTTCCGCTGAAGGAATGGCGCCTGCCTTTCATGAAACGCCCCGTCCGGTGGAGGGTGACCATGCGGCGCCCGCGTCTTGCCGGCCAGATATGCATCGTGAGGCTCTACCTCTCGATGGGCGTTTCCCCCGAGGAGGTTTCCGCCTTTTCCGGGCGTGAGCGTCTGGAGTTCCTGGCACAGAACGGCGTCAAGGTTTCCCGGATGGTTGCCCATACCCTTTGCCGCGGCCCGGTGAGCCGGCGTCTTCTTGTCCGGCCCGTGGCGTGGTTCCTGCGTGAGGCTGTGGAGTACCGTTTCCTGATGGGCGCCCTGGAGAAGTTCATCAGCCTGATGGGCAGCGAGTCTTTTACGAGTATTATCAGCTCGATCGATCGGGCGAACCCGATGAAACTGAGACTGAGCCAAAGAAGGAAGGGGAGTTAAGGACCGAGTTTGAAGGTTCCCATAGCCCCTTCGGTTTTATCTGGAACATCGCGAGCGCCACGGGTTGGACGGTGGAGTACATCCTGGAGAAGGTGAACTACCAGACGCTCATCCTGATGCTGTCTGACGCCCCGCGTTATGTCCGCCGGTCAGTAGCTGACTCCAAAGTTCCGCAAGGCGGTGACGGTGGGATTGATCCTGAATCCGCCGCCCGTGAAGCCGGTGACATAGTGAATTTTTTTCAAAGCAATTTAGAACTGTAAACGATGAAGCCCGTAGAAATCGAATTCCTGATGAAGGACAACCTGAGCAAGGGTCTTGACAAGGCCGGCCTGGCGGTTGATATCCTTGCCGAGAAGTCGGAGAAGGCCGCCGCTGCCATCAATGCCCGCATCTTGGAGCAGAGGAAGGTCATCGACCGGGTGAATTCCGACCTGCACCGGATGGAAACGCAGCTCCAGAACATGAAGCCCGGCCCGGCGCAGGCGGAACTTGCCGCCGATGTGACAGCCTGCCGCAAGGTCCTGGAAGAAGAGCGTGCGGCCCTTGAAGGGCTTGAAAAGGAACACCGCGAGGCGGAGAAAAGCGTCCGTAACCTCCGTAAGGAATACGAACGTATCTCCTTAGAGGAAGAACGCGCCGCGGCCGGTAGCAAGAGCCTGACCGACAAGATCCGGGAACAGAAGGAAGTCATCGGGCAGATTGAAAGCGACATCAAGTCGCTGGAGAAAGCCTATCAGGGTGCCGCTCCGGGAAAGGCGAAGGTGGCCGCCCTGGATGAACTGAACGCCGCGAAGAAGGCGCTTGAGGAGGAAAAGGGCGCCCTTGCCGGGCTCCAGGCAGAACAGGAGAAGACGCGTGCGAGCAGCAAACGTCTTTCCATGCAGCTTCGTGAGCTCCAGGACAGCATGGCCCGCATGCGCCTGGAAGGGAAACAGGACACTGAGGAGTACCGGAAGATGGCGCAGCAGGCCGCGCTCCTTTCCGACACGCTCGCCGACCTGAACACCCAGACGAAAATCCTCTCGAACGATGATGCGAACCTCCAGGGCTTCATGTCCGGCGTGAGCGGCCTTGCCGGGCTGTTCACCACCGCCACCGGCGCGCTGTCGCTTTTCGCCTCGGAGAACGAGAACCTGGCAAGGATACAGACCCGTGTCCAGAGCGTGATGGCCATCACGATGGGGCTCCAGCAAGTATTCAATACCCTGAACAAGGATTCCGCCTTCCGCCTGGTGACGGTCGTGAAGATGAAGAACCTGCTGACGGCCGCCAATACCCGGCTGGCTGTCGCTCTGGGTATTTCCACCGGTGCCGCGCAGGTCCTGATGGCCACGCTTACGCTGGGGCTTTCGGCCGTTATCACGGGACTTGTCGTTGCCTGGGACCGATATTCCACTGCGCAGGAGAAAGCGGCGGAGAAAGCCCGGGAAATGGTAAAAATCGAATCCGACGGCCGTGCACAGATGATCAAGACCCGTTTCGAGATTGAAAGCACGTTGGCAAGCCTGAAAAAGTTCACAGGCACGAAGGACGAGGAAAAGTCGAAGGTGGAGGAACTGAACCGCAAGTACGGCGAGAGTTTCGGGTATTACGACACGGTCGCCCAGTGGTATGACATCCTTCAGAAAAAGGGTGAGAAATACATCCAGATGCTTTTCCTCCAGGCCAAGGTGCAGAGCCTGGTGAACAAGGCCACCGAGGCGGACGAGAAGGTGAACGAGATCAAGGCCAGCAAGCCGGAAGACGTGGACGGCTCCATGGGCTGGTTCGCGCGCATGGGGCTTTACATGGCCCAGAGCGAGTCGTACGGGCAGGTGGACGCGCAGTCCATGATATCGGAGTATAACGAAAAGGCCAAGGAAAAGGCCGTACGTGAGGCCGAGGAAGTCCGCGACGGCTATCTGGCTGAAGCCCGGAAGCTCCAGGAGGAATATTTGGATATCGGCAAGGAGTTCGACCTGGGTGACCATGCAAAACCCGACCCGAATGCCGCCAAAAAGGAGCAACAGTCGGAAGAGCAGCGTGCCTCGGAACTTCTGAAGCTCCAGATGAAGAACCGCCAGGCAGAAATCGACCTTCTGAAGGAGAGCGGCGAGAAACGCCGCCGCCAGATCCGCCTGAACTATGACAAGGAGATCGCCGAACTTGCCGCCCAGGAGAAGAAGTGGAAGGACGCACAGAAGGGTAGCCTGACCGGCGAGCAGGAATCCTCCCTGAAGGAGGCGCGTGAGAAGGCCGCGGCGGCACGTGACGGCGACCTGGCAAAGGTGACCCGAGAGGAAAATGACGCCGCCCGCCAGTCGATGCTCGACTACCTGAAGGAATACGGGACATACCAGCAGAAGAAGCTGGCTATTGCTCAGGAATACGCGGAGAAAATCCGCAAGGCGCAGGAAGCGGGCAACTATGGCGAAGTATTACGCCTCGGCCGTCAGCAGAAGGAAGAGACTGCCGCTGCCGAGATTGCCAGCCTGAAGGCGGATATCGACTGGGACGGCCTTTTCGGCAACTTCGGCGGGCTGCTTGAAGAGCAGCTGCGTCCCACGCTGGAAAAGTTGAGGAAATATGCCGCCTCCGACGAGTATAAGAACGCCGGCGCCGAGGACAAACAGGTGATCAGCGAACTGATCGCGAAGCTGGAGGACCGGAGCGCGGGCGGTATCAACCGGAACATGTTCAAGGATGTCTCCCGTGACCTTGCCGCCTACCAGACGATGCTGCGTGACCTGACGGATGCCAAGGAAAGGGAGAAGGCCGCCGCTGATGAACTGGCGGCCGCCCAGGAGAGACTGAAGAAAGCCACGGAAAGCAGTGACCCTGTCGCCATAAAGGAGGCGGAGGAACTGGTCGCCACCGCCGGGGAGGCTTTCGACGCCGCCTCGGCGAGCGTGGCCGCCCTGACGGAGGCTAACGACAAGGCGGCACAGGACCTGCGCACGTCCAGCACGAATGCCGTTTCATCTCTTACCGGCCTTGCGAGGGTCTCCAGAGTCTAAAATCCGGTTCACTTGCGGGCGTGGCCCAAGGACTGGGCAAATTGGGTGAGGCGACGAAGAACATGGACGGTGTGATGGGCAGCGTGGGCAGTACCCTTGCCGAGACGTTTTCAAACGGCGGCATCATCGGGCAGATCATCGCGGCGGTGCTTTCCATCCTTGACGTGCTGAAGGATGGCATCGGCTATATCGTCAGTTCCCTTATCGATTCCATTCTCGACGCTGTGAACGGCATCCTGAAGAATATCCTTTCCGGTGAACTGTTCACGCAGATCGGCAGCTCCCTGTTCTACGGGGTGAGGGATATCCTGGACACGGTGACCTTCGGCCTGTTCTCCTCGCACGGCAACGCCAAGGAGGTGAACGCGCTGGTGGACCGCCTGACCGAATCGAACAAGTACCTGACCACCGCCATCGAGAAGCTGACCGACGAGATGGTCAGCTCCGGCGGCGCACGCTCCACCGAATACTACCGGAGCGCCTATGACAAACAGAAGCAGAAAATCGAGAACGACCGCCAGATGCTGGAGGCGAAGATGGGCTATCATTCCGCCCACCACTCGAACAATTACTATATCGGCGAGGCCATGGGCAGCGGTGACTGGGACACGGTTTCCGCCTACCTGGGCAAATCGGTGCGTGATACCGGTTCCCTCTGGAGGCTTTCCCCCGAGGAGCTTGCCCGGCTCCAGGAACTTCCCGACATCTGGGAGAAGCTCCATTCGGGCAAGTACGACCAAAGCGAGTGGCTTGACGAGTACGTCTCTGACGCGAACACGCTGCTGGAACTCCAGCAGCAATGGCAGGAAGCCATCACGGACACCTCTTTCGACGGTATCCGCAGCGGTATGAAGGACCTTTTGAAGGATTTCGATACGGACTCCAAGGACGTGATCGCGAGCGTGGACGAGTTCATGGAGAACGCCATCCTGAAGTCCATCGTGAACGGCACCTATTCGGACGAGTTGAAGAAATGGCAGGAGACGTTCGCGGAGTTCATGAGCAACGGCATCCTGTCAAAGGAGGAAGCCGACACCCTGCGCGGCCATTACAGTGATATTTTCGAGCTTGCCCGTGCCAAGAAGGAGGAGATGTTTGACACTGCCGGCATTACGGAGGAGGAGAAGTCCACGATGCAGACCGGCCGCGCCGGCGGCTTCGCAGCCATGTCACAGGACCAGGGCACGAAGCTGGAGGGCATGTTCACCTCGGGGCTGAACCACTGGGTGAGCATTGACGAGAAGACCGAGGACGTGGCGGGCCGCATGGCCAGCGCCGAGGGCCACCTGGCAAAGATCGCGGAGAATACCGGTAAAAGCGCCGGTTTCCTCAACGAGATAAAGGAAGATATAAAACGAATCATACGTGACGGACTAAGAATGAAATCATCATGAGCATGGAACCAATCATGGGCGGTCTGTTCCTTGTGAACGGCACCGATATCTGGACGGAATACGGCGTATTCCTGACCGAAGAGAAGCGCGGCGGGCGTGACAACCTGAAGGCCATCCTTGCCGCGAGCAAGACGAAAGCGCACACCGCCGTGGACATACGCGAGGAGAACGGTGAAAAATATTCCGACTGCCTGGCAGTGGCCAACGAGGCGCGGGACATTACGCTGACCTTTGCACTTTACGCCCCGGACAAAGGGGGATGGCTGAAGAAATACATGTCCTTCATCTCCTTCCTGAAAACCGGTGATAAAGGGTGGCTTTCGCTGTATCTCCCGCAGCTGGATCTGACACTACGCGTGCATTACCTGGAGTGTCCCGGTTTCACCCCGCTGACCTACCTTTGGCGGGAAGGCGTGCAGGCCGGCCGCTTCAAGGTGAAATTCCGTGAACCCGAACCTATCATTTAAACACCATTCGAACATGCTTTTAACGGTATATGACAGTAACAGGCAGGCGAAGGCGGTCCTTTCCCCGGACGACAGCTCAACGCAGGTGAAGGCGATCCAGTCGGACAACGTGCTGACGCTCTCCTTCACCCTGTACGAGTATGTGGCGCTGGAGGTGAACGACTACGTGGATTTCGAGGGCGAGCGTTATTGGCTTCAGGAACGGTACCTGCCGGACGAACGCAACACGCAGGAGTGGAAATACGACGTGAAGTTTTACGGCATCGAGAGCCTGATGAGACGTTTCCTCGTCCTGAACGTGGTGGACGGCGACCCGGAACCGGTGTTCACGCTGACCGCTCCGCCGCGGGAGCACATGGCGCTGATCGTGAAATCTATCAATGACGGTATGGGCGGTGTCACCGACTGGAAGGTGGGCCGCGTGGAAGGCACCGAGAACGTGGTCATCGACTACGAGGGGAAGTACTGCCCCGACGCGCTGAAGGAACTCGCCGGCAAAGTACCGGGCGCCGAGTGGTGGGTGGAAGGACAGACTGTGAATCTCTGCCGTTGCGAACATGGTGAGGAGGTCTCCCTGGCATATGGGAAAGGCCTGACGGAACTCTCCCGCGACAAGGCCGACGGCGCGAAGTTCTACACCCGCCTGTTCCCGATCGGCAGTTCCCGGAACATCGATCCGGAAAAATACGGCCATAGCCGGCTACAGCTTCCGGACGGTGCCAAATATGTGGATGTGAACACGGAAAAGTACGGCATCCACCATCACTACGAGAAGAACGCTTTCGCCGATATCTATCCTCGTCGCGTGGGTACCGTGACCTCTGTGCGCAGTGCGCAGGTGACGGATGAGGACGGCCACCCGTTCGTGATCTGGTATTTCCGGGATGACACGCTGAACTTCGATCCCAACACCTACGAACTTGCCGGCAAGGTGAAACGCGTCTCCTTCCAGGAAGGGGGCGAACTTGCCGGCCTTGGCGAGGAAGAGGACGGCACCTACTATTTCGAGGTGAACTTCGACAGTGACACCCGCGAGTTCGAGATCATCACCATCTGGCCGTATGACGACGACACGCAGCTTCCCGGTGGAAACCTCATACCGAAAACCGGTGACAGGTATATCCTCTGGAATATCCGCATGCCTGACGAATACTACGCGCTTGCCGAGGAGGAATACCTGACGGCGGTGAACAAATACAACGCGGAGAACGCCATCGACGTTTCCGTGTACAAGGGCCCGACGGACCACGTGTATGTCGAGCGTAACAGGATAGACCTTTATCCCGGCCGCCGTGTCCGTCTGGAGAGCGCGGAATATTTCCCGGAAACGGGTTTCCGTTCCAGCCGTATCACAAAAATCACGCGTAAGGTGGCGCTTCCCTCGCAGGTGGACCTCGAAATCGGTGACGCGCTTTCCACCGGCGTGATGGAAAGCCTGAAGGGCAGTATCGAGGAGGTGAGGAATTATACCAAAACGGCCGGTTCGAACCTTCCCGACATCATCCGGAGCTGGGACAATACGCTTCCCACCGACAACAACCTTTTCTCGGCCCGGCGTAGCCAGGCCGAACACCTGAGCAAGAAGAAGGCTGACCGTGCGAAAAAGAAAATCACCTTTGAGGAAGGTATCGGTATCGGTCAGGAGGAGAACGGCGGCATCGACGGCAAGGGCAACGCCGAACTGCTGACGCTTGTCGTGCGTGAGTTTCTGCGCAGCCCCCAGTTCGTGGACGGTCTTTTCGGTGAGGGCTGGCGTCTGTGGATGGAGGACGCACTATCACACCTTACCATCGACAAGCTGACGGTGCGCCAGGTCATGGTGTACTGGAACTGCTTATCGAGAAGGTGCGCAGTGTTGGCGGGCAGCTTTGTGTCAGTGCCGCCAACGGTAAGATAAAGACCGCCCTTTTGGAGGACGGGTACTGGAAAATCACTTTCGAGCAGGACAACAGTTTCCAGGCCCATGACCTGATGCGTTGCGCCACGTTTACCGGCGGCAGCCTGAAAGGTTACTGGGTGGAGGTTGCGGCGACAGAGGGTAACTCCATCCTCGTGGGTGAGGATGAATTTTCAGGCTCCTTTCCTGAACTTGGTGACGAGTGCGTGCTGATGGGCAATACGGATAACCCTTTGCGGCAGAACCTGATCCTGATATCCGCCACCGGGGACGGTCAGCCCCGTCTGGATGTGATGGACGGTGTGAAGGCTAAAAACTTCACCGGCTGCCTTCGCGCACGCCTGGGTAACCTGGACGGTATCAGCGATGACTGGTTCCCCGCCGATAACCAGCCGCACGGCAACGGACTTTACAGTGACAACGCCTACCTGCGCGGTACGTTCCTTCTGGTGACGGGTGAGGATATCAAGACAAAGTTTGAGATTGTCGAGGGACGTATCACCAGCGTGGTGACCGCCCTTCGGAACGACTTCGCCACGGAGAAAGGCTACCTGAACAATCCATCGTTCGATGCCGGTCTGGAGAAATGGAACACGGAAAACGAGACGGTGTTCTTCCTTGTGGGCAACCGGTGGATTTGGGCGAACGGTAATGTCCTGACGAAGAAGGGTGACAGCGCGAGCGTGACCGAGGATGACGGCCGTACGGTTGTCCGCATCCGTAACAAGTACATCCTCCAGAAACGTGAGAATCTGAAAAGTATCCCCTCCATGCCTGAGAACGACAGCGGGGAGAAAGAAGCCGTCCCGGTGTTCCTGACCTTCTTTTACCGTTGTGCCAAGGCCGGCACGTTGCGCGTGACATTCGAGAACGTGGACAAGACGGGTTTCGCCAACTTCAACTCGATGGAGGTGGAAGAGGAACTGACCGTGACTGATGGTTACGTACAATATACCTGTAACGGCCTTTGGAACGGTACGGGAGACTTCAAACTGTCTTTTACCGGTGATATCTACCTGTACATGCTTATTCTCTCGACTGACCGCGTTGAATCCCTGGCGCACCGTTATAAAACTCTTTTCGAGCAGTCGGAGCGTCTGGTAAAAATTTCGGCGGCTGTCTTTGATAAGGATGAGAATATGTTGGAAGAGACAGGGCTGATGGTTACTTCCAAATATTCCGGGTTGTACGCCATTGACGGTGACGGAAATTTAAAATCCCTTGTAGGTGTTGTCGGTGACGGTATAAAAATCAAAGGTGACTACATTACTCTTGAGGGGCTTGTTACGGCTAACAACAATTTTAAGATCCTGCAAGATGGTAGTATTGAGACTCGCAATGCAAAAATATACGGGACCGTTTATGCCCAAGATGGTAAAATTGGCGGTTTTACGATAGAGTCCGGCCGTTTGTTCTGGAAAGCAAGCGATTACTTTGGCAACGATTCCCGCAGTTTGAAACTTGGAGTGTCCCAGACCAATACGGAGGGGATTGTGGATGTCGCTTTCAATGCCGCCACTCAGGGGCGGTTCGGAGTGAAGGTTGTCGGTTCCAATATGGGCGGCGCCGCCATTTATGCTTCCAGCAAGTCATCCGTGCAAAGTTATCCTGTAAGTTCCAATTCTTATGCCGGCTTTTTTGACGGGGGCGTACATGTGAACGGTGCGGTATATTGTGGCGACATCCTTTCAAATAATTATGGTACGGAATGGACTTTGGGCAGTGACGGGACCTATACTTACCGGAAGGGTGTTTCCGGAACTTTCAAATGGTCTGTGAAGAATGATTCTCTAATTAAAAATTATACCCTTGAAGTTGTCAATGGTATCGTTGTCAAAATGTCGGGTATTTAATATCATGTAATTATGAAGGTAAATTTTAATACTGATTTTAAGGATTTTAATGGTGAACCCCTGCTGGTTGATGGCAACCCTCAGGTAATCGGTCATATCGTGGCCCAGTGCCTTTTCAACGGGACAGGTATTCGTCCGAGTGGCAATATGCAGACCGACAACGGCAAGAAGATGCGTGCGTATCACATTTGTATGCGGATAATGGATACTGGCGGTGAGATTGAAATCACGTTGGAAGATGCTGTGTTGATAAAGGAAGCTGTTTCCGGACTGACTCCCGGCTGTTACTCACAGGTTGTACAACTGATAGAAGGATAAGGAGGAATAATTTATGGCACTGACAGAATCGGAAAAGAACGAATTGAAGAAGGACATCCTGAACTCCATCAAGGCGGAGAGCCAGAGTGTCGATGAACTGGTCGAGGTCACCTCGCTGGACAACATCAAGAGCCTTCCGGCGATGCGGGGGCAGGATGTCGTGCTTGCGCCGGTTGCGTTGCTGCG